CCAATGCCTGGAACCTCTATGTGCGCCCCGGAGATCAGGTGCACCTGAGTGACGCGCCTGCCCATCACAGCGCCGCTGTCATCGCGACCCGCGCCTATGTCGCCCGAGGCTGGCCTGTGGCGCGCGTCGAGATGAGCGCTGGCACTGTCAGGCTGGAGGTCCGCCTGGAGGGGCTCGCGCACCGCTGTGAGCATCACATCACCCGTGCCGCCGAAGAGGCGGCCACCAAGGCGCTGCAGCGCGCCCGGAGGAAAGATGACCGCCAAAAACGCCCCCAAAACCGCCGCTAAAGCCCGCAAAAAATCAGTCGCCGTGGACCTGCCGATCCCGCAGTCGATCGATGAGGCCGCGAGCCAGATCGCCGAGATCGGTCGCCTGCGCCGCAACATCGAGGCGCACGAGCGCGCCCTGAATGAGCGCCTGACGCAGATCCGCGAGGAGTGTGACGCCATGGTTGGCCCGCTGCGCGAGCGGCTGGAGCGCCTCTTCGAGGGACTCAAGCTCTGGTGTGAGGTCCATCGGCAGACGATCTGCGAGGATGGGCTCAAGTCGCGCCGCCTGCCGACTGGCACCATCAGCTGGCGCCTGACGCCGCCGAGGGTCGAGCTGCGCAAGGTTGCCGAGGTGCTGGCCGCCCTGCAGGACGCCGGGTTGGACCAGCTGATCCGTGTCAAGCGAGAGGTCGACAAGGATGCGATCCTCAGCCACCCGGCGCTGGTGCGCGACATCCCGGGCATCAGCATCACGCAGCGCGAGGAGTTCATTGTTGAGCCGCATGAGGACGCGCTCCCTGTGCCGTCGACCAAGGCCGTCGTCGCGCGAGAGGAGGTGGGAGCATGAGCGTCTCACCTGACAAGGACACCTCGATGCGCCGTCGCGCTGAGCTGGCCCGCATCCACCTGCAGGCCAAGCAGCTCGGGCTCGACGAGGACACCTATCGAGCGCTCCTGCGCCGCCTCACCCGCAAGGAATCAGCGGCGGAGCTGACCGCTGACGAGCGAGGCAAGGTGCTCGACTTCATGCGCCAGCAGCTGGGTCTGCCGCGCGATCGCCGCCCCTTCCCTGGCAAGCCGCACAACATCGCCTCAGCCTCTGCGCCGCGCGAGCTGCGCAAAATCGAGGCCTTCCTCGCTGAGGCTGGGCGCCCGTGGAGCTACGCCGACGCCATTGCCCGCCGCGTGGCCAAGGTCGAGCGGTGTGCGTTCCTCGACGCGGAGGGCGCCCGCAAAGTCCTGATCGCGCTGACCTATGACGCCCGCCGCCACGACAGGAGGACAGCATGAGGGACGACTTTAAGAGCGGCCGCGATGCCCTGCGCTCTGCCGCCCGCCACGCGCCTCTGGCCAGGTTCACCGGCGTCACATTTAAGCCGACGCCAGCGGGCATGGAGAGCCTGCATCGCGCGGTCGCCAAAAAGCAGGTCGCCGGGCTGCTCAACTACAGCTACGCGGACGCGGCCCGGGACATCCTGGACTGGGTGGCGCGCACTGAGGCGTCTCTGCGCCGCCCGGAAACAGAGGAGGCCTGACCCATGACTGACCGCTACGACCTGCCGCCTGTTGCCCGAGTCCTACGCCGCCTGTGCGGTGTCCAGGGCCTGTGCGCCCTGGTGCAGCGCTGGCGCGGTCAGTCGCTCTACGTGCCCACGCCTGATCGCCTGCGCCCGGATCACCCCATCGCTCAGGCGGTCGGCATGGAGGCGGCGCGGCGGCTGTCGGCCGAATGCGGCGGCAATCGCCTCACCGTCCCCCTGTGCCTCGGCACTCTGAGGGCCGAGCGCGATCGCGAGATCTGGCGGCGCTACATGGACGGCGTGCCCACCTCTCGTCTCGCCCGCGACTACGGGATGACATGGCGCTCAATCCAGAAGGTCACCCATCGCGTGCGCATGCGCGGCGGCGCGCCTGAACGAGAGGCCGAGCATGCTGCCCAGCTGTCGTTCGGGTGGCGCCAGAATCCGATGCCGCCGCCCGCCAAGCCTCACTCCTGAGGCATCCATTCGCCCGCGCCCCTGAGTCGATACGGCCAGGGGCGCTTTTGTGTCCGCCGCCATCTCGCGCCACGCCTCGCGGGCAACCCACACCCACGAGGCAAAAATGACTCTCGCGACCATCGACTTTCTCTCAGCCGCCGGCACCGCGGTGCTCACCATCGCGGGCGCTGCCGTGGCGCTCGGCATCCGCTGGATCCACTCCAAAACGCAGTCCTCGCTCGTCGACCGCGCGCTGACCGCTGTCTCCAGCGCCTGCCATCTCGCCGTGACCGAGACCTGGACCGGCTATGTCAAGGCGCTCAAGGCCGCCGCGGACGACGGCAGGCTCACCGATGAAGAGAAAAAGGAGGCCCGCGATCAGGCGATCGAGCTGGCCAAGGGCTTCCTCGGCGCCAAGGGCATCGCGCTCATCGTCGACGGCCTGGGCATCGAGAGCGACTTCCTCGACTCGTTCCTCGGTGCTTCCATCGAGGCTTCGCTCGCCGACGTGAAGCGCGCAGAGCGCGCGGCTCAGAGCGTCGAGAGCGCTAAAGCTGCCGACAAGACCGCCGCCGAGACCTCGGGAGCGCTCGCGTCGGACCCTATGCCCGCGTCAGCGCAGGCCTGAGCGAGGCCGCGTCGCTGACGCCTGGGACGCATCGGCTGGATCTCGCTCTGCGTGTCCTGCCGTCCGAGGCGGACGTGCGGGCTCGCTACCTCGGCAGATGGTCGCCGCACTGGTCGGCCTTTGCCGAGGGTTGGGCAGGCGCTCGGCGCGTCGGCGGTCAGTGGGCGCCTGATTTTGGCGCGGCCGTTGGGCTGCGCGGGGAGTGGTGATGGAAGTGACCTGGCAGAGCATCGTCATGTTCATCGGGCTGGCCGGAACGCTGACGGCGATCCAGCTCAAGGCTTTTGATTGGCTCCTGCGCCACCGGCTAACGAGCATCGAGGATCACCTCGTCTCGACGGATCGGCGCATCGAGAAGCTCGAACAGCTCGTAGCAGACACGCGGCGCGACTACGTCCGCCGCGACGACTGGATGCGCTTCAGCTCGACCATGGAGGTCAAGCTCGACCTCGTCTCGACGCGCCTCGATGCGCTGTTCGCCGAGTATCGGCGCGGAGGTCGCGATGCGAACCCCTGAGTCATCCACGGCTGGTCGCGTGCGCTGGTATCTGCTGCGCGCCCTTGTGGCCGCTGAGCCGGTCGGCGCCGACGAGCTGCTCCTGCACGACGTCCTGGACTGCGAGTCGCTGCGCCTCACAGCGCTCGACCTGCGCCGCGCCCTGGCCTTCCTTGAGAAGGCAGGACTGGCCAAGATCGATCGCACTGATCGAGACACCTGGCGCGCCGAGGCGACGGTGCATGGCCTTAATTTCGCCGCCTATGAGCTGCCCGACATCGTCGGCATCGACCGCCCCGAGCGGGCACTCGGAGAGCGCTGATGCCCGCGCGCGGCCTTGAGACAAGGCTGCCGCCGGACGTGCGGGAGCGACTGGAGTGCCGCCTCATCGAGCTCGGCTTCAGCCGCTACTCAGAGCTCTGTGACGAGCTCAACAGCTGGCTCGCGGAGACAGACACTGCCCCTGTCTCGCGCTCCGCGCTGCATCGGTTTGGCGCCAAATTTGAGGACCGTGTCGCGGCACTGAAGCGGTCGACGGAGATGGCGCAGGCGCTCGCCGCCGAAGTCGGCGACGACGAAGGCGCACTAAACGACGCCCTGATCCGCCTCGTGCAGCAAAAGGTCTTCGAGGCTGCGGTCGACCTCCAGGTCGATCCCGAGGAGACAGACCTCAAGGGTCTAGCCCGCGTCATCCGTGACCTGTCCAAGGCAAGTGTCGATCAGAAGCGCCTGCAGGCTGAGATCCGCGACAAGGTCGCCGCCAAGCTCTCGGAGTTGGAGACGCAGGCGCGCAGCGGCGTCAAGTCGACACTCGACGCTGAGACCGTCCGCCAGATCCGCGAGGCGGTCTACGGGGTGCTCTGATGGAGCCGGTCCTCAAGCTCTACGGCTACCAGCGCCGCTGGCTGCTCGACCGCTCGCGCTTCAAGGTGGCCATGTTCGCGCGCCAGAGCGGCAAGACGCACGTCGTCACGCAGGAGATCGTCGACGACTGCATCGACGCTGAGGTGGCGGGTCGACCGACCAAGTGGGTCATTCTCAGTCGCGGCGAGCGCCAGGCCAAAGAGGCGATGCGCGAGGGTGTGCACAAACACCTCAAGGCGTTCGGGCTCGCAGCGCAGGCCTTCCGCATCCACGAAGATGTCGAGTGGAGCGAGGCTGAGAGCGGCGGACCGCTGGCGCGACGCGTAAAGGCACAGGAGGTTGAGTTCCAGGGCGGCAGCCGCATCATCGCGTTGCCTGCGACGCCCGAGACCGCGCGCGGCTTCAGCGCCAACGTCTTCCTTGATGAGTTCGCGTTCCATCAGGACAGCCGTCGCATCTGGCGCGCGGTGTTCCCGATCGTGAACCGCGGCTGGAGGCTGCGCGTCGTCTCAACGCCGAACGGCAAGGACAACAAGTTCTACGAGCTCATCACCGCCCCTAACCCGCGCTGGTCGCGCCATGTCTGCGACATCCATCAGGCGATCGCCGAGGGCCTACCCTACGACGCCGATGAGCTGCGTGAGGCGCTCGGCGACGAGGACGCCTGGCGTCAAGAGTATCTACTGGAGTGGCTCGACGAGCGCTCCAACTGGCTCTCCTACGACCTGATCAACTCAGTGGAAGACGAGCAGGCTGGACGCCCTGAGCTGGCGACACAGGGCGGCACCTTCTTCATCGGAAACGACATCGCGCGGCGCAGTCACCTCTGGGTGTCTTGGGTCGTCGAGAAGATCGGCGACGTGTGCTGGACGCGCGAGATCCGGGGGCTCAAGGGCGCCTCGTTCGCCGAACAGGATGCGGTGCTGGATGAGCTGATCGCGCGCTACCGCCCGCTGCGCGTGTGCATGGACCGGACAGGCATCGGCGAGAAGCCGGTCGAGGATGCCCAGCGTCGTCACGGCGCGCTACGCGTCGAGGGTGTCACATTCACGCCCGCCGCCAAGCAGCGCATGGCCGACCTGGTCAAGCGCGCGTTCGAGGATCGCACAATCCGCATCCCGCAAGGCGACAACGCCCTGCGCCGCGATCTGCACAAGCTGAAGTGCGTCCCGAGCATCACCGGCACGCCGCGCTTTGTGGCGGACGCTGATGGCGACGGCCACGCTGACCGCTTCTGGGCGTTGGCCTTGGCGCTCTCCGCCGCCTCGACCACCCGCGTCGATCTCGGCGCTCTGGAGCTCAGCGGCGAGACGCGCGCCTCTGCCTCTATCGACCTCGGCGTCCCTGGCAGACGCCTCTCTCTGGAGGGATTTTGAGTGGAATGCGAATCGGCAGCCTCTTCAGTGGCGTCGGCGGCCTTGAACTCGACGCCCAGCTCTTCAGAGGCACGCCATGACTGATTCCAAGGTCGATCGCCCGGTCACCGACCTGCTCGCGACGACCGCCGATGGCCGCGACATCACGCGCGGCTTTGTCGACGCCCTCGACTACCTCCGGCCGACCGACAAGACACTGCTCCACCGCTGCAAGGGCGACCTTGAGGTCTATCTGGAGCTCCTCGGCGACGACCAGATCGGCCCAGTCTTCGACCAGCGCCGCCTCTCGATCATCGCCCGCGAGTGGACTGTCGAGCCCGCCTCTGAAGACGCCGCCGACATCGAGGCCGCCGACTTCATCCGCGCTGAGCTTGCCGCGCTGCCCTTTGACGACATCTCGCGCCAGATGCTCGGCGCCATCCTCACAGGCTTCAGCGTCGCCGAATGCGTCTGGGCCATGGACGAGCGCCGCGTCACACTCGCTGACCTGCGCGTCCGCGACCCCCGCCGCTTTCGCTTCAGCCCCACAGGCGAGCTCCTGCTTCTCACCGCCAAGAACCCGCGCGGCGAGCGCATGCCCGACCGCAAATTCTGGACGCTCACCATGGGCGCCGAATGCGCCGACGACCCCTACGGACGCGGCCTGGGCAGCCGCCTCTACTGGCCAGCCTTCTTCAAGCGCCACGCCCTCAAGTTCTGGCTCAGCTTTCTCGACAAATTCGGCTCGCCCACCGTCAAGGTCACCGTGCCCAGCGGCACCTCCGAGGCTGACCTCACCCGCCTGCAGGACTTTGCCCGCGGCATCCAGCGCGACACCGGCGTCGTCGTCCCAGAGGGCGTTCTCGTCGAATACCTCGAAAGCGCCCGCGCCTCTGAGGGGAGCTTTAACGCCTTCCTCGAACGACTCGACCGCGCCATCAGCAAGATCGTCCTCCTGCAGACCATGACGACCGACGACGGCAGCTCGCTGGCGCAATCGCGCACCCACCTCGACGTGCGCGACCAGTGCCTCAAAGCCGACGCCGACCTCCTCTGCGAGTCGCTCAACCGCTCTGTCGTGACGTGGCTCTGCGAATGGAATTTCCCGGCCGCGCGCCCGCCCAAAGTCTGGCGTCGATTCGAGGTGGGACGCGATCTCTCAGCCATGGCCGCGCGCGACCTGCAGCTCTTCCAGGCGGGCTATCAGCGCACGCCCGAGAGTGTGGCCGAGGTCTATGGCGAGGGCTACGAGCGGATCGAGGCGCCTCAGCTCGCGACAGACAACAGCGCGGTTTCATTTTCAGAACCCGACCCTGCCGAGGCCGACCGCATCGCCAACCGCCTTGGCGATGAATCGAGCGACCTGCTCAGTGGCCTGATGGTCAAGGTCCGCGAGGCCATCGACGGCGCGAGCTCACTCGACGAGGCGCGCGCCCGCCTCGAATCGCTCTCTGCCGACCTCGACGCCTCGCCGGATCTTGTCGCGCTCATTCAGCAGGCGCTCGTGGCCGCCGAATTGCGCGGGCGTTTTGAAGTCGCCGACGACCTCGGGCTCACGCGGGGCGCCTGATGCCTGCCCAGTTCTCAGGCAAGCGCCTGCCAAACACCGCCGCCGCCGCGTTTTTTGCGCGCAAATTAAATCTCCCCAGCAATGAATGGTCTGACCTCTGGCGCGAGGCGCACGACAAAGCATTCACGGTCGCGGGCACGCTCAATGACTCGGGCGAAAAGGCGCTGGCGCAGATTCGCGAGGCAGTGCGCGCCGCCATTGAAGACGGCGAAACCATCGAGGAATTCAAAAAACGCTTTGACGACATCGTCGCCAAAACAGGCTGGGATTATCGCGGCGGCCGAAATTTTCGCGCCCGCGCCATTTTCGAGACCAACCTGCGCACATCGTGGGCCGCCGGCCGATTCGCCCAAATGGACGAAATCAAATCCGAGCGGCCTTTTTGGCAATATCGCCACGGCGGCAGCGCCCAGCCCCGGCCCGAACACCTCGCCTGGGATGGCCTTATTCTCCACGCCGACCACCCTTGGTGGCGCACGCATTATCCGCCCAATGGATTCGGCTGCACCTGCCATGTCGTTTGTTTGAGCGCGCGCGAAGTCGACCGCGAATGGAAAAAAGCCGGCGGCAAAGGCAATCCACCCAAACTCGACG